TTTTAAATCTTCGTACATATTTACCTTTCAGTTATTTAACTACTATTCTACCATCTTCATAAACATATACAATTCTAACATTCATATTCTTTTGTATTTTAGATGGAGTTCTATTTATACGATCATTATTCTTATGACCATATTTAGTATTTGATTTTCTATATGACACAGTCTTAACGTCATAGTTGCAATACTCTTTTGTCTTAATGTTGTAGGTACAAATATCTACTGGACCAACACCACCTAGTGCTGTGAATACAATAAGGTTTGGATCTCTAGCAAAGTATGCTTGAGCTAATGCTTCGGATACTAATCCTTTGTCTGCCTTTCGCAATGTACGCCTTTGTTGTTTTAGTTTTTGAATTGAAAGAAACCTATGATTGAACCTGCTATGCTACCAATGATTACTAGAAATGCTATGACACCTTTACCCATGCTCACATCAGTTCTTAAATCTTTAACTTCAGCTGTAAGATCATCTAATCTCTTAATGATTGTATCCATTCTTTCTTTGGAATACTTCTCATAAGAAGATAGTCTTATGGCTGTAGCAGATATAGTCTTATGTTTCTTTTTCATACACCACCTATAGTGGTTGTTGATAAAAAGTCAATTAAAGATTGTAATTATATGGATTGTTCTGGTGTTTCTATACAGTCAAAATGAAATGATGGTTTGACTTTCTCAAACTGATCTAATGGGAATAGTTTATTCTGTTCTGCTATAAACTCATAGCCAGCTATGGTGCATTCCCTAAAGGTATTAAACTTCTTACCTGTACTCATTACGTCTAGGCAGTTGCCATTAACCATTGAGCAAATGGTAAAGATTAATAAAAATTTCATTATGATTAGTTATACTAAAATGTGGATAAGTAAATATAGGTGGCATTGCTGCCACCCATACTGTAAAGACTACTCTTCGTCTTCTTCGTCTTCATCTAGATCAAAGTCTTCGTCTTCATCTAGATCATCCTCGTATGATACGTGAGCATCATCTGGATTAATTTTCAACTCAAGATCATCTAAGAGATCTTTAATCTCATAGATAATATCTTCAGCAGATTTTTTCTTTTTTGCCATAGCTAACTCCTATAGTTGGTTAGGCAGTGGCGAGATAGAGTTAATTGAATAATAAGTAAATAAAATTATTTTTTATAACTTATTGTTTTATAATTATTATTTATTTATTTTTATTGTAGAATTCCTCAACTGCTTTAGCATAGTCTTTCCAAAACTTTTTAGCATCTTCAAAAGCATCTGCATAAAACTTAGTCCAGTATTCTTTGATTGATTTGTAATCAAGCATTTAAAAACTCCAGTTCATGTTCATTATATGGTATCATGCCACAACATATAATGTTGCGTTGCACAAATTTCAATACTATTTTTTATTTAATTGGGTAATAAAACTGCCATGATATTCTGTAGATCCTAAATGAGTAATGGGAGTTTGTAGATCAGTCCAGATCTCAATGCCACACTCCTCAGCTAATCTACAGAAGTAATAGTCTTCAGATAAGTATCTTGTTACTCCATCCTTTTCTTTATAGCAGCCAACAGGAAAGAAATCATAAGCATTATCTGATCCTTCTATACCTGTTCTTAAATCTGGTTTGTATTTAAGATGAGGAAACTTATTCATTATGGTAGTAAACACTTCTATACGTATCATCATAAATCCTGTGGCACTTTCTTTTACCCTTGCAAAGCCATTGTTAAATTGTGTGTTAGGATAAAGATTAACATTGAACTGCAATAGATAATCACGCATTGTTTTCTCATCTATATCTGTATTCTTCTTGATACGATCTAATAATTGCTCCCAATAGAATCCTTTTACAGGATAGGTGCAGGTAACAACTTCTCTATCAAACTCTATTATTCTTTTTAGATTCTCAATATTAAAACCTATGTCAGCATCAATGAATAATAAATGCGTACCATTAAATTCTTTATTTTCTAGGAACTTGGTAACGAATTTATTTCTAGCACGAGAGATTAAAGATTCAGTGGGTAAGGTTTCTATTCTGATATTATGTCCAGAATCATTTAACCAACGTAATGTATTTAATATGGAATGTAATGTTAGATTACTTACATTGCCTCCATAACAGGGAATGGCAATAAGGATATTCATTTTTTATTATTAAAATATTCTATGCACTCAGCTATAGTTTGCTGCCTAATGTATTCGTCTCTTATTTCCTGAGAAGTTGGTTGTGGTAATGGTGAATCCCATCTATCAATAATAAACTCACCAGCAGATGTAAGATCATAACTAGCATCAGGTGCTAATGATTTCATTACTGTATTAATACCCCAAGAGAAACCATTTTCATTAGTGTATCTTTTTATAGTTGCTTCAACAGATAGTTTTCTTACAGTCATAAAATAAGTTCAGTTAAGGATTTATTATTACCAACTGTTCCTTTTATAAAAACATTAAAAGCTAAACTAATTCTAGTATTAGTTCCTTCTTTAGTTTCTACCATGTGAGTTAATGAAGATGGAAATAATATAATATCTCCAGTTTTAACTGAGAACCACCAAGATTCTGAGTTCCATAAATTCCATTCTTTTATTTCAGGTTTTATTGTTTTATAACTTTGATTAAAAAATTTAATCTTATCAAATTTATCATCACAGTTTATATAAAATACTCCTGATACTAATGAATTAGGATGCTGATGTTTGTGATGATATTGATTTGTTTCAGTATAGTTTAACCAAGATTGAGTAATGTAAGGTGTGATTGCATCTGTTGGAGATATAACTTTTTCAAAGTAATCTTTAACTATTAAATCTAAATCTATTTTTAGATCCTTAAATAATTTATTATTTAAAATATAATTATCATTAGATGTTGTGTTACCTTCATTTTTATAAACATCTAATTTAGTCTTATCAATAAATGATAATTCTTTAGTTGTAAGTTCTCTATTTAATTTAGAGATATAAATAGGTGTAGGGAATATCCCATTAATATTAGCTTCAATCATTGTTTGACTGAATTATATATTATTTTCTATTAAATCCCAAGATTTATTTTGTTCGTTCCAATTATATTTATTGTTATCTTGTGGATAAGGTATTGGAGATTGCCATTGGCAAGTATCTTCATTTAATATCCAAGAGTTAAAAGGTTTAGGTGGGATAAAAGCATCTCTATCTTCATCATAAGTATATCCTACTCCTGCATGATTTTTTCTTAAAGGTATTCCACCAGAAGAATGAACCCCTGCATGAGTATTATAAGATGTTTGTTTCCAAATAGCCCAGCCAGTAAGTTTAGTTAAAAAGTCAATACCAATAGATTCTTGTTCAACTCCATTAGCATCATGTAATACTTCATTAACTACAGATTGAACTTCAATCACTTTTCCATTTAATCCTATTTTTGCGAATGATGCCATTATGCTGTGTAACTCCCTGAACCATTAAATACTAAAATTTTATTTCCACCTGATTCTGAAACAGTTGGTGAACCTGTTGTTGTACCAGAATAATTTGCTATTAACATACTTAATATAACAACTCCTTTTCCACCTGCTCCACCAGTGCCGCCTGGAGAACTTTGATATGGAGCTCCACCACCACCTCCACCAGTATTAGCTGTTCCAGCGGTTCCATTATTATTTGTTCCTGCTGCACCAGCATTTCCACCACCACCAGTACCTCCAGTACCAGCAGTTCCTCCATCGTAAACACCTCCACCACCACCACCTGCTCTTGTAACTGAAGAACCAGTAATTGAAGAAGCTGTTCCATTTCCTCCTGCACCACCTACTGTTGTAGTACCATTTCCTCCAACAGCACCAGCACCACCTCCACCACCTCCTCCATAATTTGGTCCACCTGCACCACTACCACCATTATTACCTTGACTTGGAGATGTACTTGGAGTGTTTCCTGTTCCACCTATCCCAGCTCCAGGTGTACCATCATTATAACTAGCACCTCCACCAGAACCTCCTGAACCTCCGTTATTAGGAGCACCTCCATTACCACCACCACCACCATAACCACCTCCAGCAGAAGTTATTGTTGTTAATCCTGAACCTGAAATAGAAGAATTTGAACCTGAAGTACCTGCATTAGGATTTAAATTTCCAGCACCTCCATCTCCAACTGTTACTGTAATTACTGTACCTGGTGAAACTGATTGAGTTGATGTTCTATATCCTCCTGCTCCTCCTCCACCATCGTATGCACCTCCGCCTCCTCCAGCTACTACTAAAAAATCTATTGAATAAGGTATTGGTGATAAAGCATCTGTTCCTTCGTTAATTCCTGAATTTGCTAACCAACCTTGTGTTGAATCTATATAAACTAATCTTGCACCTTCTCTTTCACCAGTTAATTGTAAGCTAGATGTTGCACCTTCTATTTTATTTCCATTAGGAGAAATAGTTAAAGCATTTGTATCAAAAGTTCCTGCGTAATCTAAAATTATAACTTCATCTCCAGCACTTGGTGATGCAGGTAATGTTACTGTAAATGCAGCTGATGTTGTATTGCAAGGATAACCTCTACCAGCAACTGCAGTAAAACCAG